GTCTGCCGCCGATCGACGAAGATCAGCGCCCGGAAGAGGAACGGGACAACCTGGTCGATATGACGCAATATTTTTGAGGGCACAGCCATGCGAGATTATAGACAGCTGATCCCCAGAACGCCGCCGGAGGGCATGATACACCGGGTGCTGGAGCGGGGACTGCTGAAAATCGGCGGTTTGATCTACCGAAAGGTGTGGACGACAGAGGAGGACGCATTCGTCGCCGCGCTGGAGGACCGGCCTGCGAAGAAAAGACCGGTCTGTGAGGTCACCTGCAGCGAGTGCGGCCAGACGTTTATCATGCCATACATACCGGCAAATGATAACTACTGGGGGAAACGCACCGGCTACGATTTTTACGTCTACCATCACGGCGATGATGCGCCGGTCATGGACGGAGACGAAATCGAATGCCCCATGTGCGGGGAGCTGTGCAAGGCCAAAAAGATGGCAAATATCCCCCAGTCCGGATTCGTGACAACGGATACGGCGGCGGTCATGTCTGCCCACGTGCTGGATCTGCCGGAAAAGCCGCTGGTGCTGGTGGGCTGGTGGGTGGAGCGTCAAACCGGCCGCGTGGGAAATGAGAGATATACCGCAAAGCCGTTTGAAGCGTATGTATTTGAACGGGACAATGCCTGCAAGCTGGTGAGTTGGCGAAAAGCGTACAGCGGCACCGCCGGGTATTTTACGGAGTTTTGCCGGGAATGGCGGCAGCACGACAAATGGGATGAGAGTTGGGGCGGCGAAAATGAAATCTTCGGGCTGACCCCGAAGCTGCTGGCCCGGTCCTGCATGGCCAACAGCAAGCTGGATTTGTACATGGGCAGAGAACTGTATACCTATGCCAAATACCCCGTGATCTATTTGCGGCTGTATCAGGCATATCCAAACATGGAGAACGTGGTCACCGCCGGCATGAGCCACCTGCTGGACGCGGCCATTGAGCCAGTCACACGTAAGCACCAATGGGAATACAACATCCAAGGAGAATTGCCGGGCCATGTGCTGGCACAGTTTGACCTGACAGATCCGCGCCCGGCGCAGATCCTCCGAATGACCAAAGAGGAGCTGCGGGCGGCCAGACGGGATAAATGGGATTATTTCCACTGGCGGATCTACACACTGGCAAAACACGTCGGGGACAGGATGCGGATCCCGGAGGACATCGTGCTGCTGCACCGATTTGGCGATGAAAATTTGTCCATGCTGATCGGCATGGCGCCCATGGGCAAGATCCTCCGCTATCTGTTCAAACAAATCGAACTGGCGGCGGCAACGGACCCGGAAGGGGAGATCTGGGAGGAAAGCAGCCTGGACGCCATGACCCTGTACGACTACTGGACGGCGGCCCAGGCGTGCGGCTGGAATCTGGCACTGCCGGACGTGCGGTGGCCCAAGGATCTGGCCGAAGCACATGACCGGGCAATGGAAGCGAAAAAACTTCATGCGTCGGAGATCGCGGAAAAGGAATTCGCCAAGACATTTGTCGAGCTTTGGCCCATGCGCTACGCCTCCGGGGAGCTGATGATCGTGCCGGCAGCGTCCATCAAGGAGCTGGAGAACGAGGGCGCGAAGCTCCACCACTGCGTAGGCACCTACGGCGAAAAGCATATAGGCGGCGAGCCGATATTTTTCATCCGCCGTCTGTGGGCACCGGGCGAGCCGTTTTACACACTGAATTATAACCTGAAGACCGGAAAGGTGATCCAGAATCACACGACGTACAACCGAAAACAGACCAAGGAAATCCAAAAATTTGAGGACGAATGGGTCCGGTGGGTACATCTGGGGATGCCGCGAAAGGCAGACGGGACGCCGGTAGGCGCAAAGCCCCTGATCTGGGATAAGCCGGAGCCGGAGGAAAATAAAACAGACAGGAAGGAGCAAAAAACGGAATGAGTGAGCTGCAGACCACAAGGACCATTGAGGTGGTGGGCGCGGAGATCTGGGCACTGACCGCAACGGCCCTGAACAATATCATCGAAATCGGGCGCCGGATGTGCGAGGCAAAGGAGATTCTGCCGCATGGGGAGTTTTACCCCTGGATCGAGCAGGTGGCCGGATATAAAAAGAGCACCGCAAACAATTTTATGCGCCTGTTCAAGGCCTATGCGGATCCCAAGGGAAACTTGTTCGGCGCGGAGGTTTCAAACCTCCAAACGTTTGGAGGTTTGAACTATTCCAAGGCTTTGGCGCTGCTGGACGTCCCCGCCGAGGAACGGGAAGAGTTTGTCGAGACCCACGATGTGGAGACAATGACCACCAAAGAGCTGGAGCGGGTGATCAAGGAGCGGGACAAATTGGAGCAAGATGTGATCGATGCGCAAGAGGCGTGGCGTAACGCCGAAGATGCATTAAACCAGGAGAGGGAAAAAGCTGAGACGTTCCGAGTCCAGGCGGAAACCAATGCAAAGCTGGCGGAAAGCAACCGCCGTAAAGTAGAGGAGCTGGAAAACCGACCGATAGAGGTAGCGGTCCAGGTGGACGAGGAGGCCGTGAAGAAGGCGGCAGACGAGGCACAGGCCCAAGCGGACGCCCGCTGGAAAACGGAAATTGAGAAAATCAAAAAGCAGATGGCAGACGTGGAGAAAAAGCGGGATCAGCTGGAGCAGAAGGTGAAAAAGGCAGAGGAAAAGGCGGCCGCCTCCGCCGACACTGCAGGAGCAGAAACGGAAAAAGCCAAAGCCGAGGCCGAAAAGCTCCGGGTGGAAGTTGACCGGCTGAGCCGGGAGCTTAAAATGTCCGGGGAGGCTGTCACGACATGCAAGTGGCATTTTACGGCCTGGCAGCATGCATATACGGACATGAAAAAAGCCATAGAAGGAATGGAGCCGGAGGATGCCGGCAGAATCAAAAACGCCATGGGCGCCCAGCTCAAGGCATGGCTCCAGGAGGTGGAAGGCAATGCGGAAAATTAAAACATGCCCATGCTGCGGGGGAATAGCGCAAGAAAAACAAATTGAAACGAATACTGGAAACAAATATGTATGGATCGAATGCAAGGATTGCGGGCTACAAACTCAACATTATCGAGGAAGTGTTGACTATTGCGCGAAAGACGAGGCGGCAAAGGTTTGGAATAGACGGCAACTGGAGGTAGAACAATGAATAATGCCGATAAGATAAGGGCGATGACAGATGAGGAACTGGTATATTTCATGAGCCACAGCGAGTTTGGCGATGTATCAATCGGATGCCCACCGACACGACATGGTTGTCCGCCGGGAGGAAGCAAAACCGTGAAGGATTGTGAAGACTGTTGGCGCAACTGGCTGAAGGAGGAAGACTGATGGATACATTGAATACATACGTTCTGATCAAGTTCGGAATTGGAGCCGTGGCGGGATTGGCTGAAGAAGGAAGACTGATGGATACATTGAATACATACGCTCTGATCAGGTTCGGAATTGGAGCCGTGGCGGTATTGGCATTTCTGATTATAAAAATCGCCACAAAGCCGAAATTGTGTGACATGGCGGAGGAGGCAATTGTCGAATGAACTATTCAAACGCTTGTTGTTCTGAACAGCCCAATTCCGACCTCACCAACGCTGACTGCATCCGAATGATGACGGATGCGGAATTAGCGAACTATTTGAGAGAAATGGCAGTTAGCCCGTCTTGTACAGGAAAGTGTCACAATGATTTTGATCTTTTTGGCGAGCTACGTACATTTTGCCAAGATTGCTGGCTCGACTGGCTGAGGCGGAGGGTTGACCATGAGACTGATTGACGCGGACGGATTATATCAGGAAGCCGAAAACAGATCGGAAAAAATGAATGGATATTTTAACGATCTGTCGAGGGTCATAACGGCTTGGGACATCAACCATGCACCAACCATTGACGCCGTTCCGGTGGTGCGATGTGAGGATTGCGTGCACTGGGACGGAAAAGATGGACAGTGTCCAAGCCAAACGACTGGCGATCCGTATTTGGACCAAAAACCGGCTGCGGATGGTTTTTGCAGTCAGGGGGACCGCAAAAAGCAGCCAGACAACGGAACGTTGTGCGAGGAAGGACACTGGTAAAAAAACAGCCGCCCTTATAAGGGCGGCTGTAGAGAGGAAGTTATTTGATGTGCAGACGATCTTTTAAGGCATCTTGAAGAACACGGGACAAGCTCAATCCGGCTTCGGAAACTTTGTCATCCATCCATTTGGGAATGCTGACAGTACGCTTGACGGCACGTCCATCCTTGATATCGGCACGGATGAGATTGACAAATTCATCTGTGGCGGCGGGTACATCCAAAATCGCGCTGGCGGGGGATATCGGTTCTTTGCTGTCGATCAGATATTCGATCCATTGAGTCAACGCGCGTTGTGCCATATACATGGCGTTGCCTAATGTTTTGCCCTCGCTGATACAGCCAGGGAGATCCGGAAAGGTGACAGTATAGGAGCCGTCAGAATTAGAGTGAAATAGTGCAGGATAAACGTATTCGGTCATATAAATCCTCCTTATGATGAGCGGCGACGAGGGGCTTATTTCAGCCCCGCCGCCTTTAAGATTGCTTTTGCTGTCATCTCGTTGATTTCCCGATGCCGGGGAACTTGCACCGATCTGGAGCCAGACTTGGCGTAAATCGCATGGTCTCCATCGTTCCGAATAAGCCGGTAACCAGCAGCTTCGAGCTTTTTAATCAAGTCCCGTTGCTTCAAATGATGACCTCCTCTCTATGGTTTAATTATACTACGTAAATTACGTAATGTCAAGAGAAAAATAAGTAAAATACGTAAATTTTTTAGAGGTGAAGATAATAATGACCTATCAGGAATTTGAAAAGTACGTAGACGAGATGCAGCGAATGTCCATTGAAACGCTGAAAGTGAAAAATAAAGAGTACGCCGCGGGCGATGACGTGCTGCATAATTTCAAAACCGCCGCGGAGCTGCAGGGCATCACACCGGCCCAGGCGTTGGAGGGCATGATGGCGAAGCACACGATCAGCATCTACGACATGATCAATATGGCCGCCTTCGGCCGGTTTTATCCGAAGGAGATGTGGGCCGAGAAGATCAAGGACAATATCAACTATCTATACCTGCTCTGGGCTATGATTTGTGAAAAGCTGGAGGGAAGAGGCAATGACCAGAATTTGTCCGATCTGTAACCAACCATATGCGGCGCCGCCGGCGCTATCCCGCAGAGACAATTCAACGGAGATCTGCCCACGGTGTGGGATCCGGGAGGCGATGGAGGATTATTACCATGAGCGGACGGAAGAAAAAGAAGATTGAACAGCCGGAGCGGGTGTCGGAGATCCGGATCGGCGCAAAGGTCAGCCGGACGGTGGTCATTTACGGCGCCAATAGCGCGGACAGGACTGAAACGGTCCGAGAGGGAACGGTGATCTACATACACCCGCGGGGCAGATTTTATACCGTGGATTTTGGTGGAGGGATCCGCCAGTGTTACCGATTCGTGGAGGAAGCCGATGGAGATCAAAAAAAATAAAAATGACGGATCTGCTGGAAATCCTGGCGGATATTGATAGGAAAACAGAAAACGCAGATGTTGAAAAGGCCATATTTGAAATATGGCATCGTGCGAAGGAGTGCTGCAATGGCGACAAGAATATATGAGGCTAAGCCGAAGCTGATCCCCAGAAAGCCGTATCTGCCGCAATGCCGCAAGTGCTTGTATTATACAAACGGCGATAAGGTGTGCAATCATTTGATTCTGACCGGCGAGCGCAGAATCTATGATCCGTCAAATCCGGAGCACAACTGCGGCAGCTGGGAGAAAAACGACTTGGCCAGACGCCGGGCAATGCTGCGGGAGGCAACCAAGCTGAACATGGAGATGGCGGCATGCTGCGGATCGTGATTGAGGTTGACGCGCCGGCAGGCCAGGCTATAGGCGTCAAAGAGGATCTGGCCATGTATCTGGAACGCTTCGGCGACAGCCGGGTGGTCGACGTGGAGGAAATCAGACCGGAGCAGATGACGCTCCATCTGGAAATTTTGTAAGTAAGCATCTCCCGTGTGAGCGGGAGGGCTTATCTGGGCCTCTGAGCGAGATCAGGGGCACAGATAAGTCGATACCTATAAGAAACATACGCGCGCACGCACGCGCGTATGTGGGCTTGGTAAAGGCCTAAGTTTAGCGGGAAAGGGAATCTACATGGCGACAGGATACTGGGTGATCCGCACCTACAAGGCAGGCAGAATCGGCGAAAAGGTCAAATTCTGGGTTTCCGGAAATCCGAAACACAGAAATTGCCGTAAAGAAAAGCAGAGCCTGAAAAAGACGGAGCAGAACGAGGCATCTGCAATCAAACGTTCTGCGCGAATCCTGAATCAGAACTTTGCCGGCCGGGACAGTGTACTGTTGGGATTTGATTATTCCGATGACGGTATCGGTAGGCTCATCGCCAAGATCCGGAAAGCGGGGACCGACTGGGACGGTCTGGATATGGACGGCAAGCGGGACGCGCTGTTTGAAATGGCCAAGAAGGAAATCAACAACCTGATCGCCCGCGTAAATTACGAGCTGAAGAAATCCGGAGAGCAGCTGCGCTATTACGGTGTGACCTCCGATCTGGAGGTGGAAGAAGACGGGACGAAACGTCCGTGCCGGATACACCACCACCTTGTCGCCCAGGCGGGCTATGAGGGATTGTTTGCGGAAAAGTGGAAAGAGCTTGGAACGGTGCATTGGTCAGCCATATCCAAACGCCAGGTAGATCTATTGCCAATCGCGGTCTACCTGTGTCAGCAGGTGCGGCACGTGGATAATGCCAAGATGTACATACGGTCCCGCAATCTGGAAGAGCCAAAGTGCAGCGACCGGGTCGTTTATACCGGCGCGGAGCTCCGGCCGCCGAAGCGGGCGCGGGTGCTGAATCGATGCGAGTACAAGGGGCCATATCACCCGCAGTATATGCGTTACGACATGGGGACAGAACAAGCGGACACCGGACAGGAGGTACATACATGACGGCGAGAGAATGGTTATACCGGGGCTGGAAGCTGGATCGCGAGATCACAGCCCTGACAAAGATGCGGGATGAAACCTGGGAGCGGGTCACATCGCTGACCGCCAATCACGGCGGCGTCGTGGTCCAAGGCTACAAGGATCCGCACAAGTACGAGAAGCTGGCGGAACTGGACGAAAAGATCGATAAACACATCGACGCACTGGTAGACGTGAAGCGCCAGATCGTGGACCTGATCGGGGAAATCGAGGACAGTCGGTACCGGACGCTGCTGCTGGAGCGGTACGCACGATTCAAAACCTGGGAACAGATTGCCGTGGAGATGCATTACAGCTACCGGCAGATATGTCGCATGCACGGGGAGGCGCTGGGGGCCGCGGAACGCGCTCTGGAGGCGTTTCTGTGAAAAGATGTCATAGAATGTCACAATGGTCCTGTGCTATTGTGTAACCTGGAAAGAACGCGACAGGCAGTCGGTAGAGCCTTTTACGCGATTTTGGAGCGCTCCACAGTCGTCTGATAAAGTCGGCCGCGGAGCGGGTGGTCGTAGCATTTGCTGAGGTGGGGGCGCTATGACAGATTTCTATACAAGCGAAAAGTGGCGCAGGAAGCGAAAAAGGATCCTGCGCCGGGACGGTTATATGGACCAGATCGAAAGGCGATATGGGCGCATGGTGGAGGCAACAATCGTCCACCACATTTTCCCGCGGGACGAGTTTCCGGAATATGCGTTTTCAGATTGGAACCTGATCAGCGTCAGTCTGGCCACACATAACCGGCTGCATGACAGGGAAACAAACGTCCTGACCGTGGAAGGGCTGGACCTGCTGCGCCGTACCGCCAGAAAACATGGGATGGACATCACCATCCAACTGCCGCGATGCAACGGGAAAACGGTGTCACAGCGCCGATAGCCCCCCCCTCGGGCGCGTGCGGGCGCGCCCGCGCCTGTTGGCCCGGGTATAGCTTTTTCCAAATGCGGGGGCAAATCCGGAAAAAGGGGATCGCGCGGGCGCGGGTTAATGTGGGATTTTCGGAAAAGTGAATCAAAACAGGGTCGAAAACTGTGCGTTTTTGATCCTGTTTCTGGTTTTGGCAATTTTCTGATTTTGGGATCACGGTGGAGGTGAGCGGGCGTGACGAAAAAGACATGGGAAAAGCGAATCAAGAAATGGTGTGACGCCGCAGGTACGTACAAGCCGTTTTTTGCCGGGCCAATCTCCACGCTGGCCTGCATCCTGGAACGCCGAGATGAAGCCGTTGCCCAGTTTGAAGCCTCCGGCGGCGAGCTGGTGGTGGAGCACGAAAACAAAGGCGGCGGAATCTACCTGGAAAAGAATCCGTCGTACATGATCATCCGCGAATGCGAACAAGACGCACTGGCATACTGGCGGGATCTGGGCCTGACTCCGGCGGGCTTGCGCAAGATCAACGAAGCCGCCATGAAGAAGGTCAAAAAGAACGCACTGGCGGAGGCACTGAACGCCCTTGAGGGTTAAGAGCTATAAGCAGATCGCCATTGACTACGCTGCCGCAGCCGCGTCCGGAGAATTGATATGCGGCGCCGAGGTTATGTTGGCGGCCAAGCGCTTTCTGGCAGATCTTGCGCGGGACGATCTGGAGCTGCATACCAAAGAGCCGGATTTCGTGATCGGCATTATCGAAAAACTGATGGTCCACAAAAAGGGGGAGACCCTGGAAGGGACCCAGCTGGTCAATACCGCGCTGATCCTGCAGCCTTGGCAAGTGTTTTGCGTATACAACCTGGTGGGCTTTTACTTCACGGGTACCACCGAGCGCCGATATAAAGAAGCATTTATTTTTATACCGCGAAAAAACGGAAAAACATTGTTTATCGCGGCGCTGGCCTTCGGCCTTGCTCTGCTGGAGCGGCGCAACGGATCCCAGATCTATATCGTTGCCGCGTCCATGAAGCAAGCGATCCAAAGCTTTGAGGATATCGTTTACACCTTGCGGTACCGGGGCTTGGCGGAAGACTTCCGGATCCGGAACAACAATGCCGAACACAGCGTCCACATGGATTTCGAGGATGAAGACGGAACGCCCTGCGGCTCCATCGATATCGAAGCATTGGCGGCCAACCCGGATGTGCAGGATTCCTTCAACTGCAACATCGCTATCGCGGATGAGCTGCACGCTTTCAAGAAGCCGGCCCAGTACAACCGCTTCAAAGAGGCCATGAAAGCATACAACAACAAGCTGATGATCGGCATTACCACCGCCGGCAATGACGTCAACAGTTTCTGTTACCGTCGTCTGGATTATGCGGTGAAGGTGGTTAACGGCACCGTCAAAGACGACACCCTGTTCGTGTTTGTCTCCCGCGCGGATCAGGATGAGGCGGGAAATTGTGATTACACGGATCCCATCCAGCACCAGAAGGCCAATCCGTCCTATGGTGTGACCATCCGGCCGGAGGACATTATGCATGACGCCCTCCAGGCCCAGAACGATCCGCAGCAGCGCAAGGATTTCCTGTCCCGGTCGCTGAACATCTACACCAATGCGATGCGGGCCTGGTTTGATATCGACGAGGTCCGCCGGTCTGATGCCAAGTACAACTGGAACCTGGAAGAACTGGCCAAGCTGCCGGTGGACTGGTATGGCGGCGCGGATCTGTCACGCATGTATGACTTAACAGCCGCAGCCCTGTACGGGACCTACAAGGACGTGGACATTTGCGTGACGCACGCATTTTTCCCAATCACCCAGGCGGTCCGCAAGGCGGAGGAAGACAGCATACCGCTGTTTGGCTGGCAGGATGACGGGTGGCTGTCCATGTGCAACAGCCCGACCGTCAACATCGCGGATATCGTTAACTGGTTTGTAAAAATGCGGCAGATGGGATTCAAAATCAAACAGATCGGACATGACCGGAAATTCGCCGGCGATGAGTATTTCCCGGCGATGAAGGCGGCCCGGTTTAACGTGATCGATCAGCCGCAGTATTATTACCTGAAATCCAGC